GAAAGAGGAGAAAACTTTCTCAATGGGTGATAAAAAATACTATGCTGGTGGTAACGATGAAGAAGGACCTTCAGATCTAGAACTACGTAAATTAGCTGGTTCAGGTGGCAAAGTTGAAAAAGGTAAAGCTGCTCAACTTCGCGCTCAAGAAAAAGCTAAATTAGTTAAAGTATTCTTAAAAGATATGAGAGATGCTGGTATTGTAGATAATGCAAACCGTGTTCTAGATAAAGAAAAATATGCTGATTCTTGGTCAAAAGCTAAAATTGAGATTGAAGATAAGGTATCAAAACTTAGCTAATGCTTAAGTGGTTTAAAACGAACCCCCAAACAGCAGTTATTTTATTGCTAGTAGGGGTTCTTATTTTTCAATATTTGTTTCTAAGTAATTCATATAAAAAAGAATATTATAGATTACTTAAGGAACAAGAAAAAAAATATGAACAACAAATAGGAAAGTTACATAGTTCAAACGATTCTATTTTAGATATAAATAAAGCAATCGAAAAACAAATTGCAGATATAGATAAACAAATAGCTAAAAAAGATGCTGAATTAGCTAAATTAAAAAAACAAAATGCACAAAATACTGCTAAGCTTAATGCTATGTCTGACGCTGAGCTTTCCGGCGCTTTCACAGAACTCTTCAACTGATTTAATTACAGTACCTCGTTCTACAGTTGTAAACGCTATTACAAAATATAACGACTGTAAACTTGAACTACAGTATAGTCAAGAAAAATTATTTGCTACTGAAACTAAAATAAAACTTTATCAAGAAGAAGTTCTGAATTTAAATAATCTTATAGCTAATAAAGATATCGAAATAGCTACTCAGGGCGAAGTTATTAAATTAAAAGAAAGTGAAATAAAGGCTTTAAAACAAGCCAAAAAAGCAAAGTTTTGGAATGGTGCACTGATAGGATTTGGTAGCGGTATAGTTGCTCTATTCACAGTAATCCAGTTATAGTACTATGAGTGATCAAGATCTAAGAAAAATAATCCAACAAGAATATGTTAAGTGTGCCCAAGATCCAGCACACTTTATGCGTAAATATTGTTATATCCAACATCCACAACGTGGCCGTGTTGTCTTTAATCTATACCCGTTCCAAGGTAAAGTACTTAATCTATGGAAAGATAATCCATATTCTATTGTACTTAAATCCCGCCAGCTAGGTATCTCTACATTAGCAGCGGGGTATTCACTTTGGTGGATGACGTTCCACAAAGACAAAAACGTACTTTGTTTAGCTACAAAGCAAGAAACAGCTAAAAACATGGTAACTAAGGTAAAATTCATGTACGAGAATTTACCTTCATGGCTTAAAGTACCAGCAGACGAAAACAACAAATTAACGTTACGATTAAATAACGGTTCTCAAATCAAAGCAGTATCCGCAGCAGGCGATGCTGGTCGATCAGAAGCAGTATCTTTGCTGATAGTGGATGAGGCCGCATTCATTGAAAACATTGGAGAAATATGGGCATCAGCACAACAAACACTAGCTACGGGTGGTGGAGCAATAGTACTTTCAACCCCTTATGGAACTGGAAACTGGTTTCACCAGACATGGGTAAGAGCGGAAGCACAGGAGAACGACTTTTTACCTATCAAGTTACCTTGGTATGTACACCCGGAGAGGGACGAAGCGTGGAGAAAGAAACAAAATGAACTTTTAGGTGATCCTAGAATGGCAGCACAGGAATGTGACTGTGACTTTAGCACCTCAGGTGAAACAGTATTTTACCCAGAGTGGATCGAATTTATATCGCAAACTACCATTAAAGAACCGGTTGAAAGACGCGGAGCAGACAAAAACCTATGGGTATGGGAACCTGCCTCTTACACGCGAGATTACATGGTAGTAGCTGACGTAGCTAGAGGTGATGGTAGGGACTTTTCAGCGTGTCACGTAATGGATATTGAAACCAATACACAAGTTGCTGAATATAAAGGACAATTATCACCAAAAGAATTTGGACATTTTCTTGTAGGTCTAGCCTCTGAATACAACAATGCTCTATTGGTAATAGAAAACGCATCAGTAGGTTGGGCAACTATCGAAACTGTTATAGAACGTGGCTATCAGAATTTCTATCAGTCACCTAAGAGTGACTTAGTAACAGCTGATTCGTATTTTAACCGATATGAATACGGCAACAATTTAACTCCTGGTTTTACAATGTCTTTAAAAACCAGACCTTTAGTGGTAAACAAATTTAGAGAATACGTTGGCGATCATTCTGTAACAATCCAATCAAAACGTTTACTAGAGGAAATGAAAGTATTCATTTGGAAAAACGGACGTCCAGAAGCACAAGGTGGATACAACGATGATTTAGTAATGTCGTTTGGTATTGGTATGCTTTTAAGAGATACTTCACTTAAATTCCAACAACAAGGTTTAGACATGACTCGCGCTGCTTTAGGTAGTATGACAAAAACACAAGGAGGAGTATATTCAGGTAATGCTGTCCAAAATCCTTATACACAAAAAATAGGAAACCAACAGGAAGATCTCCGTTGGCTTCTTTGATATTTATGATAATAAAATAAGCAATGGCTGATACTAGTATATTTTCAAGATTAAGAAGACTCTTCTCAACTGATGTAATCATCAGAAATGAGGGGGGAAGTCAACTTAAAGTAGTTGACACTGATCACATTCAAACTAGTGGTGAATTTCAAACTAACTCATTAGTAGATAGATTTGGAAAAATTTATACTAACCCAGCCTCTACATCTCTTTTAGGTTCACAATTTAATTTACAATATCAGTATTTAAGAACTTATCTTTATAGTGATTATGATACAATGGATACAGATGCTATTGTAGCTTCTGCTCTTGATATTATTTCGGATGAATGTACTTTAAAGAATGATATGGGTGAAGTGCTTCAAATTAGAAGTAGTAATGACGATATTCAGAAAATTCTTTACAACCTATTTTATGATGTACTTAACATTGAGTTTAACCTTTGGTCTTGGACTCGCCAAATGTGTAAGTATGGTGACTTTTTCTTAAAATTAGAAATTGCAGAAAAATTTGGTGTTTATAATGTAATCCCTTACACAGCATATCATATTCAAAGACGCGAAAACTTTGATATGGAAAACCCAGCTAAAGTACAATTCCTTTACTCTCCTGATGGTTACTATACTGGGGGTTCAGGTTATTATCAAACACCAAATACAAAACCTTTAGACAATCAAATTGTATTTGATAATTACGAAATAGCTCACTTCCGTTTGTTAACAGATGTTAACTACCTTCCATATGGTCGTTCATATCTTGAACCAGGACGTCGCTTGTTTAAACAATATGTGTTGATGGAAGATGCAATGCTTATCCATAGAATTGCTCGTGCCCCAGAAAAACGTATTTTCTACATTAACGTAGGTAATATTCCACCTCAAGAAGTTGAAGCATTTATGCAGAAAACTATTAACACAATGAAGAAAACTCCATTGATGGATGAAAAAACAGGTGAATACAACTTAAAGTACAATATGCAGAACCTACTTGAGGATTTTTACATCCCAGTAAGAGGCAATGACACTGCAACTAAAATTGATACTACAAAAGGTCTAGAATACAACGGTATCGAAGACGTAGCTTATCTAAGAGACAAGTTATTTGCTGCTCTTAAGGTACCTAAAGCGTTTATGGGTTACGAGAAAGACTTAACTGGTAAAGCTACATTAGCTGCTGAAGATATTCGTTTTGCTCGTACAATTGATCGTATCCAAAGAATTTTATTATCTGAGCTTTATAAAATTGCTTTAGTACACTTATACACACAAGGATATGATGGTGAAAGTTTAACAAACTTCGAACTTAAGTTAACTACTCCTTCAATCATTGCAGAGCAAGAAAAAGTTGCTCTACTAAAAGAAAAAGTAGCCCTGGCTAAAGAAATGTTGGATACTAAAATTATCCCATCTGATTGGATTTATGATAACGTATTCCAATTCAGCCAGGACCAATACGATGAATACCGAGATTTGATCATTCAAGACCAAAAACGCGCATTCCGTAACCAACAAATAGCTGAAGAAGGTAATGACCCAATTGAAACTGGTCGTTCATACGGAACACCACACGATCTAGCCTCACTATATGGTAGAGAAAGATATGCTGATAATTCATTACCAGATGGGTATGATGAAAAATTC